TAGGTATGTTGCTAACTCCAACAGATGTTGATCAGTTTGGTAAAGGTGATTTGAAGGGTGACATGGGTAGAAAACCCAAAGCACTTACAGCACTTGTACGTAACTGTGTAAACATGTTCGGTAGTTACAATGTAGGTATGGTATGTACTAACCACACATACGCTTCACAAGACATGTTTGATCCTGATGATAAGATCAGTGGAGGACAAGGCTTTGTGTATGCTTCATCTATTGTGGTAGCAATGAAAAAATTGAAACTAAAAGAAGATGAAGACGGTAAAAAGGTAACAGATGTACGTGGTATCAGAGCCGCTTGTAAGGTAATGAAAACACGTTACGCAAAACCTTTTGAAGGCGTACAAGTAAAGATTCCATATGAAACAGGCATGGATCCTTACAGTGGACTAGTAGACTTGTTTGAAAAACAAGGTATTCTAACACAACAAGGTAATAGACTCAAATTTGTCAACGCTCGTAACGAAGAAGTACTGCACTATCGTAAAGATTGGACAGGTGAAAATCTTCAACTCGTAATGGACGACTTTTCTAAGATTAGGCATAAGTACGAAGATGCTGTAGAACCGACTGAAGAAGCGGAAGAAGAAGCATCAACTACAACTATCGAGGAAAAGACAAGTAATGGACATGAGTGAAGACCAACTAATCGATCTTTGGGACATCTTTAGCGAGTATGTCCCGAAGGCTAATAAAGAACAATTAGCAATGCAGTATGTCAAATGGGCTCAAGATAACGGCGTTGAGGAAGACGTTCTTTATGCTCTAGGTGCTGAAGATCCTTATCTAGGAGAAGCAGTAGAGGACCTACAGGGCAAAAGATCAGACGACGATGATGACTGGGACGATGACGAATACAGCAGTGACGATGAAGAGTGGGATTAAATGAATTGGTATTCTAGGATTACTCAAGATATTGGAAACATACCTGACGCAATTCTTTGGTACGAAGGCGAACTAGAAGAAGCACGTAAGGAAACAAAACTGTTTGGCAACTTAGAAAAGCAAGCCGCAAACTTGCCCGGTATAGTTGAAGAACGTTTTGGACAGTTACAAGAAATTGAAGCAGTTCTAGAATACCTAAACATTGAACTAAGAAGAACTCGTAGCAAGTTCTTTAAACAGTATCTAGAAAACTATCAAAGAGCATTATCAAGTCGTGACGTTGAAAAATATGTAGACGGCGAAGCAGACGTTGTTGATTTTGAAAAGATTATCAACGAGTTTGCCCTGTTGCGTAACAAGTGGTTAGGAGTCATGAAAGGCATTGACATGAAGCAATGGCAGATAACTAACATTACTAAGTTACGTGTAGCAGGAATGGAAGATGCATCAATCTAATACTCCAAAAAAATTTAGAATGAAAATAACGTACCCAGACGGTACAACTTATGACGCTAGAAAAGATTTTACTTTATGGACAAACTTTCTTGGTATAACTAATTATAGTTTTAAAGGTAAAAGAGTTTTAGATATTGCAACCGATGAAGGTTGGTGGGCATTTTGGGCAGAAATGCAAGGTGCTGACTATGTTGAAGCAAGCGATGTTGAACTAGGTGAAGATTATGATTGGGGATACCATAAAGACTGGGAATGGATCAACAAACTAAATTCAACACGAGGCGGCCGAAATGTTTTTAATTTTCATCATAAAAATCTAGACAGCAAAATAATTGTAAAAAAGGAAAGCATATATCAAGCAACAGGAAAGTTTGATTGGGTTTTTGCACACGGATTAATGTATCATTTACGTCATCCTTTACTTGCTATAGATAATGTTAGAAAAATATGTAACGGTGTTTTTATATTTGAAACATTTGTTGATATTAATAATAATCCTTATATTGCAGAATCAAAATTTTATAGGTCAACAGAACTTGGTCCAATATCAAATTGGACAGGTGCAACAACTGCTTGTTATAACAGTTGGTTGAAAGATGCAGGGTTTAGTGATGTTTATTTTACAAATCCAGGCGGTGAAGTATTAGGGCCTCCTCGTCAACTCTTTGTTGGTGTTGCTGACAAACAATACAATAAAATATTCAAAAATAATTCTAATTTAAACTATTGTGATAATATCTATTGGCAAAAAGTATTTGATAATACTAAGTTTGCTGATAAAGGTATCTACGATCATAAATTTTCCGATCAATAATATACGCATATAAATACCAGTATGAAAACAATCGTATTGGTAACAGGTGGCTTTGATCCACTACACTCCGGACACATTGCCTACTTTGAAGCGGCGGCCAAACTAGGTGATGAACTCATAGTAGGACTTAATTCAGATGCTTGGCTTACCCGTAAGAAGGGTAAACCTTTTATGCCACTCAAAGAACGTGTTGCTATTGTAAGCAACTTACGTATGGTTAGTGGTTGTATTGATTTTGACGACAGCGATGAAGGCGCAGGCGGTGCTATATTCAAATGCAAAGAAATCTTTGGAGCAGATGCAAAAATAATCTTTGCTAACGGCGGCGATCGCAGTGTAAAAAATATTCCAGAACTTGTCATGTATGGTGATGATCCGCAAGTGGAATTTGTATTTGGCGTTGGTGGAGACGATAAAAAGAATTCAAGCAGTTGGATACTAGATGAATTTAAACATCCTAAGGTAGTAAGACCATGGGGTTGGTATAGAGATTTATATACAATTGGTAAAGAAATCAAAGTAAAAGAATTAGTAATAGAACCTGGAAAACAATTATCAATGCAGAAGCACAGCAAACGTGCTGAAATGTGGTATGTGCTTAAAGGCAAATGCAAAGTCCTTACACTGTTAAATAATGTACCCGATGAAAAAGTTTTGAATAGTTTAGGAATAGGCTATGACATTGGAAAGGAAGTTTGGCACCAAGGAGTAAATCCTTACCAAGAACCTTGTCATATACTAGAAGTTCAACACGGAGAAGAATGCATAGAAACGGATATTACACGTATCGGTGTTGATGAAAACTATGATAAGGAAGGACAACAAGAATAATGAATACCGTATATATTGGTTATGATTCCAGAGAAAAAATCGCTAGTGATGTTTGCGAGCATAGTTTACGTCATACAACAGAAGAGCCTATTGATATTAAGTACCTCAAACTTAATGAACTTAAAAAGAAAGGCATTTATACTAGAGGAGAAGATACATTAGGTTCAACAGAATTTACCTTTAGTAGATTCCTAATTCCATACCTACAAGATTACAAAGGTTGGGCATTGTTTTGTGACTGTGATTTCTTATGGTTAGACGATGTTGACAAAGTGTTTGCACAACGAGATGACAAGTATGCTGTTATGTGTGTGCACCATGATTATACACCCAAAGAAGGTGTAAAGATGGATGGTAAACAACAAACACTATATCCAAGAAAGAACTGGAGTTCAATGGTGTTATGGAACTGCGGACATCCGAGCAATCAACAGGTTATTCCTAGTATGGTAAATCATGAAACTGGTAAGTTCATGCATCGTTTTAGTTGGCTTAAAGACGAAGAAATTGGAGAAATAAGTCATGAATGGAATTGGTTAGTAGGTTGGTATCATGAACCACAAGACGGTAAACCCCGAGCATTACACTACACAGAAGGCGGTCCTTGGTTTGATAACTGTCAAGATGTAGAATATGCCGACCTTTGGTTAAAAGCACAACAAGAAGTAAAAAATGGATAAACTTAATATCGCGGCCATAGACGGTGCAATTAAAAGAAATCCAAAAGTATTAACAAAGTGGTTTGGAACAGAAAACTTTATTTGGTGTTCTTCACTAGCAGAAGCAGAAGAACAAGCAAGTAATATAGATATCTATGTTCAAACGAATCTTTTAAAATATAAATTTTTTATTAGAGGACGTGATCCGCAGTATGTACATATTCTTACTAGTGGAAAACCTAAACTAGTACAAGAAAGTTCAATGTTCAGATCTGTAAAAAATCCTCACGATAAAAAACAACTACAGAGGCTTGGTTGGAATAGTTATCAATATGGAGAAGCAGATTATAACAATGAAAATTCACCACCTGATCGCTGGAAAATGATTGAAAGAGATTATCAAATACAAAGACGAGACTGGAAACGTAATGGGGAGTATGTATTATTATTACTACAAAAACCAGGAGATAGCAGTTTAAATAAAATCTATATTGAACAAGGTTACAGAAGATATGAACAATGGATTATAGATACAGTTAAAGAGATACGAAAACATACTGATAGAAAAATAAGAATTAGACCACACATCAATCAACAAACAGCAGGATATAGAACTGCTAACAGAGCCGCTGAACTAGTAGATAATTGTGAAGTAAGTCCTAATTATGAATGGCATCCTGAATATGCACAATCAGGCGGAGCAGGACTTCAAGAAGATTTAAAAAACGCATGGTGTTCTGTAACATATAATAGTCTTTCAAGTGTTGAAAGCATACTGTCAGGAACGCCTGTTGTTACATTAGATAAAACTTGTATGGCTTGGCCTGTGTCAGAACATAGTTTAAAAAATATTGAAACAATTAATAGAGACAGAAGTATAGATCAATGGTTATACGATTGTGCTTATACTTCGTGGTGTAGTCCTGAATTAGCAAGTGGTGAAGCATGGGCTCATCTAAAACCTAAATACGAATACTGGAAAAAAATGGCCAAACGTCAAGATACTAATGATATTTTGAAGTGGAAAAAATGGATAGGCTAACAGTAATAACTTCTATGAACAAAGACTATTACGACCTTATAGGTCGTATTTTAGTTGACAGTTTCCAACAAACATGGAATCAAAAGTTAATTGTTTATTCTGAAGATATTGATAATATCGATGGCGTAGAAGTAAGAAAATTTCAATCACAAAATTTAAATGAATACTTAGATTATATAGGCGATCATCGTAGTAGAGGATTTGCTTATAAAGTGTTTGCTTGGATTGATGCGGCACGTAACTGTGATACAGAATGGTTACTATGGCTTGATGCAGATAGTTGTTGTATTCGAAAACCAGACACAAGACTATATGATAGTTTATTTCCTAATAATCATATATGTTCATATATGAAAACTGTTATGTATAAAGACAAGCACGGTTGGCAAGGAAAGCATAATTGCGATAGTGCTATTATAAGTTTCAATACGAAAACAGATCAAAGTAAAAAATTTATAGACGAATTTGAAAGATTATACACATCAAAAGAAATTGATAACAGAGAATTGTATCCAAAGCCTAATGATACACATGCTTTTGTTAAGTGTATTGAAGACGCAGACTTAAATGGATTTAACAGTTATAATTTAAATCCAAACGATAAAAGTTTAAGTCCAATTAAAGAAACTGTGTTAGGAGATTATTTTAGACACTTTAAAGCAGGAAGAAAAGATAAAACAAAGATACAAGGTGTTATTAACAAACTAATATCTAGCACAAATAAACTAAAAGACAGTCCTACAGCACTAGCAAAAAGGATAGAAAGAGTAGAACGTAGATTTAGAAATGGATAATATTATTTGTTTAAGTAAAAATGGAAGTGATGAGTATGTCAATATGTTTGCTAATGGTGCAAACATAACTCCAACTTCTGATAAAGAATTTGATTATGAAAGTTCTAAACCCGCACCCATATTGCTCCGTGGAATTCTCAAACACAAATTAATGAAACAATGTTGGGAAGATGAGCGTGACTTCTATTATATGGATAGTGGTTATTTAGGTAATTATAAATCACCTATTAATCCTAATGGTTGGAAGTGGTTTCATAGAATAGTAAAAAATGATTTACAACATAATCAAATAGTTAATCGTCCAAGTGATAGATGGGAAGCATTAAAGTATAGTATTCCAAAATGGAAAAAAGATGGTCGCAATATTCTTGTTGTAATGCCAAGTGAAAAGCCTGCAAAGTTTTATGATATTGATATGGTTGAATGGCGTGAACAAGTTATAAACACTCTAAAACAACATACAGATCGTCCTATAGTTGTACGTGAAAAAGCAGACAGACCTACACGTATTGTTAAAACTATATACGAAGAACTAGATAATGCTTATGCTGTTGTAACACTACAAAGCATTGCGGCTACAGAAGCAATACTGTATGGTGTTCCTGCGTTTGGACTAGCACCCAATGCTAGTACCCCAGTAGCCTTAGATGATATAACTAAAATAGAACAACCATTTTATGCAGATCAAGATCTTGTTTACAAATGGGCCTGTCATTTAGCATATGGACAATTTCATATTCAAGAATTAAATGACGGTACAGCATATAAGATCTTAAAAAAGGACAACAAATGAACATACAAATCTATATGAACTCAGCCGGCGCTAACAGAGAACGAGAAGTACTTCGTTGTATGCATGACGGAATAATGAGTGTTGAAGTTCCTGATAATAAAGAAAAAGCAGACATGCTTAAGAGTATGGCAAAAGAATTAGGAAGAAAACGCAAGGTAGAATATTGTTATGAAACCAATTATCAAAACTGTGATGTAAGTGTATTCTTGGGCAGTTGGAAACCAGACAGAGCACGTACATGGCACGAAACAAGAACAGACCTAGCAAAACATTCTAAATCATTTGTATGTATTGAAACTCCTTTGCTTGGTCGTGTAATGTTTCAAAAAGATAGTTATCATAGAGTTGGCATAAACGGATTTTTAAACCGTGCGGCATTCTGGGGAGAAGATAAAGACTACCCAGATGACAGATTAAAAAAATTAGGATATAATTACAAAGGTTGGAAAAAGCCTAATGAACTAGGTGATAAAATTATTATTGCTATGCAACTAGCCGGTGATGCTAGTCTCCGAGGCAACGATATTAATGAATGGTGCTTAGATACTATTACAGAATTAAGAAAACACACAGATCGACCAATTGAAATTAGAACGCATCCCGGCGTAAGTGAAAAAGGCATGGGAAATCACGATGATCTATTTAGATATTTTTCATTTGATAAGACCTATGCGAACGTTAGTTTTGTAAACGGAAGGGATCAATTATGGACTGATCATTTGAAAGAAGCATGTGCAGTTGTAGCATATAGCAGTGGATTATCTATAGATGCAGTGGCAGAAGGAGTACCAGTTATTGCTTGTGACGAAGGTAACTTTGCTTGGCAGGTTGCAGAAAAACGTTTAGAGAATATAAATGATATGAAACTTGCAAGTGAACAACAAGTGTATCAATGGTTAGCAAACTTGGCATATATGCAATGGTCTCCGGAAGAAATGCTTAGTGGAGAATGTTGGAGCCATCTAAAACCTACTATCGAAAAAGTACTTTTAATCGAAGAGGAAAAACGCAAGAATGAAAGTAGTTAGTTACCTTGCAGGAATACCGCCTAAGAATAAAAATCTAGAAAAGCCTGCACTACTTAAAAACTATATTGAAGGTGTACGCACTATAGGAGACGAAGGTGTAGTATGGGAAGCAAACAGTGTAATGAATCAAGACGTTGCTGTGTTGCAAGGGTTTATTCATGAATCTAGTCCTAATAGTCCTCACTTAAAATTAAGACGAGAGGTTATAGATCATCAAAAAAATACAGGTGGTAGAACAGTAGTTGTTGACAGTAATTTATTTTTATATATTAACAAAAATAATCCAGGAAACTATTTACGTTACAGTTTTGATGGTGTATTTCCAACTACAGCAGAATACTGCTGGGATAATCCAGATCCTTCCAGATGGCAAAAA